GGACCACGGGCATAAGAAGGGACACGTGCCACGGGCACTACAAGGGCACTCACCCACGGGCATCTCAAGGCCGTGAACGGAGGTGCTAAGAACACGCACCTACGCCTCCGCAGCAAACACATTGCTCGGAATCCGCGCATCGCGCGGGCACCTGAACTTGTTTAATAGAAAGGATGGTCATCGCTCTCCTGCTGGCTCTTCGTCCACTTCCGCTCTTCTCATCAACTTTACTTACAAAATACGAAAGCTTGTTAGGTAGAATAGGAGACTTTTGAAAGCCCATAGTACGAACCTTCGATAGTCCTCAATATTATCAATTACTTGCGGAAGCAGCAAGTAAAGTTCAGCTTCTGTATCCCCCGAATTTTTTTGGGTTCAACAAGTACATCACTTCATCCTGCTGCTGGTACAGTAAGTGAAAGGGGCTTTGTCTAACTCAGCAAGATGCGACACTTCAAAAAGATGCAATCTTTAGTCTCCAAAATGCTAATAATTTTAGTCTTCACAGCACTTGCTGCCAGTCAATATGTTTTTGGCGAGCAGTTTGAGTGTACGTTTGATCAGGGGATGTGTAGCTTTACCAGCTCTGTTGACCATCTGTGGAAACGGTACTCAGGGTCGACACCAAGTAGCTCCACTGGTCCTAGCAGCGACCACACTACTGGATACAGCTATTAAATGTATGTTAAGGCGTCTTCTCCGAATAATTTAAGTGTAGGGCCATTTGAATTGGAGACCTCATTAGAGAACATCAATGCCAGTTCTGTATTTTTTTGGTACAACATGCACGGGCAGTCTATGGGGTCCCTAGCTCTTCAAATATACTCAAATACATCTGAATGGGTGGAGCAATGGAGCAGAAGTGGGGACCAGGGTAAAGGTTGGCAGATGGCTGCTATTGACGTCAGTAGTCTGATACTTTCAAATAATTTTGAAGTCAATGGCGGAGGCTTCGCAGGTTGCATCAGTGTCAGTGATGCAGAGATATGGATCTCCAACCTCATCATCTCGAGCGGAAATGGTGCTGAATACGGTGGGGGAATATTCATCAACGGGTTCTCTCAAGTTACCTTACTGAGCTGCACTATTTCACAGAATGAGCGTGGTCCTCAGGTGGAGCTATATACGCCGATGGCATCGTTGCAGAGGACAGAATGTTCATCAGCATCCTGCTACAAAACTGTACCTTGTCCGGGAATACAGGAGATTTCGGTGGTGCAATCGTTTTTAACTTCCAGGTAGGTAATAATAATATGAATTGGTCGATGCGCTCCTGCAGACGTGGCCTTACTGAAGGCGATTCAAATCGCATCATTCACCCTCTATATTATTTCGTCTGCAGGTAAGGGCAACTACGATAAATTGTACAATATCGGATAATTTCGCGCATAATTACGGTGGAGGCGTCCTCGCAATGAATGGAGCCAATTTGACGATGCTAGAATGTAACATTCTTCATAATATTGCTTTCAATGAGGGAGGAGGTATCGCTTTCTATACTGCACGCGTATTCATGGAGCGATATTCCATAGAACAAAATCGCGCCCATCATGGTAGCGGTCTCATTGTTGACTCGTCATCTCATCTTAGTTGCACCGAGACTTCGATTCTCTACAATATTGCGATCCGGGGAGCAGGCGTTTATATTGGGTGTAGCTCAACATTATCGACGTTCTCGCAGTGTATAATTGCTTTCAATATGGCATATGAGGGCTCAGGCGCGGGCCTGTATATATCCTCTGGCGCTGTGTCAATTGTGTCAAGTAGTGTGCTTAATAACCCTGGCAGTGGAGCGTACTTCACTTTGATTTCGGATGCTGCAGACGGGTAATCTCTTTAAATTAAGCAAACTAGAATTGTTTATTTGTGCCTTAAATGTATAACTTATGCATGTCTCTTTTGTATAGTTGCTCTGCGGTTGGAGGTTGTTTCTATTCGCCTAATTATCCAGACGACTATGAAGCCGGTTCTTCTTGCGAATATGAAGCTCAAGGAAATGGAACTTTGAAAGTAGTCACCTTCAACACGGAAGAAGAGTTTGATTACCTCACGATCAATGGTGTGGAATATTCTGGTCGCGTAGGTCCTGAATGCGTGTATGTATTCAAAAATGATGTATTAAAATTCTCTGCCGACGTTTACACCGAATCCAGCGGTTATGAGATCTGTTTTAGTGAAACTTCTTCTGGGGGTGGGCTTTACGTGATCGGAGGGTCGACTCAACTGAACAACGTAAATATCTCCAACAATGTTGCCTCCCATCATGGCGGTGGCTTATACGTGGACGGCGGCAGTGTTGATTTGGAGGCATGCACCTTTGGACATAATATGGCTGCATCGGGCAAAGAAGTCCACTTCATCTCTGGGGAATTCAAAGCAAGTGATCTTGGCGTAGATGGAAATGGGCTTCTTTTTGAAGGCGCGAGCGCATACTCTGGAACTGAGTGTTCATCTGCTTGCAAGCAAGGCACTTGGGGCAATTGTACTTTGCTTCTGGGTACAGAGAATTGCTATGCTAATTGTCAATGTCAGAACTGCCCTGCGGGGTCTATTTCAAGCACAGTAGGGGCAACCTCGCATAGTGTGTGCACTCAGTGTGGTGCAGGCCAAATACCGGACAGCACGTGCACGAGTTGTTCATCTTGTCCTCCTGGAATTTTTGCGACTGACAGTTTGACCGATGAAAGCGGTGGTGTAAGTCGCCAGGTTGCACTTGGAGCCACGTCGTGCAATGCCTGTCCAAGAGGACGCTTTGCGAGTGCACTGGTGTGCTAATGATGTGCAACAGGTCGAAGCAGGTCATTGGGATCTGCGAATTTCACTCTTTGTGACGCGAACTACTACGCGGTGAACCACAATTGTTACGAGTGTACGGCGCACCTTCAGTGCCTATCAACGCCGGGACGCAAGCTTCCTGGCCCCCAAGAGGATTATTGGGTAGATTTGTATAGGATTGACATGTATAATGTCGTGAACGACATCACTGGCGACGACATGTACTCGTGAACTCGAGCTACTTGTGTAGGTGTCGACCCGAACAATTCAAGTTGCTGGAGCTTGTCAAGAACTCTTCTTGCAGTGCGTGGACGAGGAGATGTGCTTGACTGGGTCACTCGGACCTTTGTGTGGAGGTTGCCGAGAGGGCTATAGATATTCACCGGCTGATACGATTTGCTTATCGTGTTCTTCACATGTAAGACGTGCAGCGCTTGTGGTAGCGATCCTAATTATTTTGACTGCTGCCGCGTGCTTGATATACTTTGAATACATCACAATTCCAAAGCGGCTGAAGGAAAACTACATCATCAGATCTCTTTGCATGGTGGATGGGGGAACCTTGCGAGTCGCATATTCGACCTACCAAATTACCAGCTCCGTTGCATGGACTTCAGATGCTGAATTCCCGCAACCCTTTGCCAGAATGCTACAAGTGATGTCCATTTTCTCACTGGATTTTCTGGATTTAAGTTGCGTCAGAAACGCAAGTGCATTTACAACTGTGATAGTATGGTCACTTGTTCCCATCGTCCTGGAAGTACTCTGCCTGCTACTATACGTTGTTCGAAGGGCTCGGATGAACTCGCGCACAAGGCAAAAAGAGATCCTTCGTCAGCACAACAGTTTCTTTTTTTGTGATGACATATGCTGTGATGCCGCCAATATGTCGGTATCAGTTTCAGGCTCTTGACTGCATCAACATCGCCGGAAATGAGTACCTTCGCATCGAAACATCGATTGACTGTAGCAGCAATAGATATGCGGCATTCAAAGTGTTCGACATAATTTTCATTCTCGTATGGATGTCGGTGCCGCTGCTTTGGTTATTGATACTGTACCGAAAACGCCAGCGACTCAACCCTTCTAATGCAGTAGATCTATCTCACGCTCTACGCTTACAGCGAGCTGACAAAGGGCTAAACGCTTCGAGTTTTCTTTGGATGGAATACCAGCCCAAGTTCTACTATTGGGAAGCACTTGAAATATATCGCCGTGTTTTCTTTGTAGGCATTGTTCCTTTGATTCCGCCAAATTCATCTCGTCGAGCGGCGTTTGGATTGTTCGCTGCCATTTGTAGTGCAGTGAGCTTTCGTGAGCTTGAGCCCTTTCGCGTACCGATTGCAAATTTACTCTCACACGTTGCGCAGTATGTCATTATGCTGAATTACGGTGCGGCGCTTTGCATCGGCACGGGCGTGTCCAACAATCTGAATCCTTTGCTCTTCGGCCTTGTCCTTGTCGTAGTCAGCTTGATTGTAGTAGGGTTAGCTCTATATTCGGGCGCCAAGCGATATACCGACGAAATGAAATGAAATCAATGGTGGCGTCGGGACCTAAGCACCCAAGAAATAGGTGTTGTGCACGCAGTAATGCGGGGGAACCAACGCGAAATTAACCAACGCGAATCTTCTACGGAGTCAGTATCTGATGAAGCGAATTCTGGAATTGCCATGGTTAAGCCTCTTGAGTCAATGAAGTCGACAAATGCACAACCATCGATACAAGAGACCAAAAATTTGAATGGAGATGTACAAAATCCAGATGAAGAAAAATTAGACAGCTTAGAAATTTTGCAGCGGTACCTAGTTAATGTCGACGACGTTGTAAGTTATCTCTAAGCGAGTGGGCGCAGGCGCATATGGCGAAGTTTTTTCTGGCTCCGTGCTTGGCCGTCCCGTGGCAATTAAGACAATGCTAAAGGTATCTTTTCAAATGGCTTCATCTTAACCAGGTTGATATTGATGGCACAACAAATTTGTTCCAATGTACTGCATGTATACAGGTGACTGAAGAGAACGCCTTGGCTTTTCGAGCCGAGATACTTCTCACAGCAATACTAATGCATGCGAACATTGTTGGTTTTGTTGGTGCAGGTTGGTCGCGGGAATTGGTTGCGCTACTGTTGGAATGGGTGACCAAAGGCTCTCTCGAGGACTTGCTGGGTCAAACCAGTTTGAATTTGGCATGGAATGACCCATTGCTCCGGCTAGCCTCTGATATTGCGCGCGGGATGGCTTATCTCCAGAGCCGCTCTTACTTTGATGAACAAGAGCACAAGCAAATGAATTGCATCCTACCGGTGCGTTGACATGAAGTTTTTTATGTTCTGTATAGACATATCATAGATAGTGCACCACTCTCAGCCTTAATTATGACCAGCATGAGCCACATACCACTCATTGTCCGATCTCTTCTTCAATCTTCTCACCTGATCTGCATTCCAAGGGATCTGAAACCGGACAATGCATTGGTGACCGAGTTTACGTCGAGCAAAATTTCAGACTTCGGCACTTCACGCTCCAAGGCGCAGTCATACCAAGACGTCGCCATGACTGCCGTGGGGACGCCTTTGTTTTGCGCACCCGAAGTCCTCAACGGCGAAGTTTATGATGAAAAAGTACGCACACGCTGTTGACTAAGTGTATTTCATATGATACATAAGTTGATGGATCCATATTGTACACAGTTTGAAGTTTTGCGCCTTTCTCTATTCTCCTGGAAGGTGGACGTGTACAGCTTTGGCATGGTTTTGCTTGCAATGTGCGTCGAAGCCCCGTTGCTCGAGTACCTTTCGGCACGCTGGTAAGCGCCAGAGAACGAGAGAAATTATTTCTAGTAGTGAATTAGAACCGTCGAATTATCATCGCTACGTAGCTTCCGAATGCCTGGTTCGAACTTTTGTTTTGGTAATGCGCTGTAGGTGCGTGGATTTCAACAAGAAGCAGCCACCAAAGCAGCCAATGCGGCTAATCAGGAAGATCATCGAAGGTTGGCGAACCTTTACTGCCGTGCCCCAAGCACCCCCAAAGCTCAATGCACTGCTCATGCAGTGTCTCGAAGTGAAGCCTCAAGACCGTCCATTTTTCGAACAAATTCTATCAGAGCTGAGTGGTCCCATCAAAGTCGAAATCGACGAAAGCAACTTTGACCGACAGCCTCTTAGTAGCTACAACAACGCCTCTGGTTTGCACGGGAGTAGCGAAAACAGCGTCAGTTTGAACAGCGACGCAATTGACAGCAGGCAGCCGTGACGATTCCGGTCTGGGAAATGATAGTGAAAACAAGGGTATCTACATCTGGGTGCCAGCTACTCTAATAGATATTGATGAATACCAATCGGATCACCGCATCCGCACATCCGACGGCATCCTATGTGTGTCCGCATCCCTCTTCATGTCTTGTATTTTGAAGTGATGTATCTCACTTTTTACTGGGCATGGCGTCACCACACGTCAAGCGCCGTGTCCGCACTCTTTGCAATATGGCAGCGAGCGCACCAGACCCTTACTTGTAAGCTCGTTAGACTTCCCGAAGCGACGCCGGCGATTGGTGCCCTGCTGTTCTTACCGACCTCGCTTCTGCTCTTGACTCAAACAGCTCAGCCGTGCTCAATGCAAAGAAGGCGCGAGGAGACGGGCTATCGAACAGAGTAAAGGCTCGTACCCGCTTCGCAATGAAAGGATAAATTGTTCGCATAATGAGAGGAAAGTTTTCGCCCTTTGAAGATCTTAAGTCCGAGTTGATGGGTATTGGCGGCAGAGTGAAGGATTAGAAAGCTGAGTTCGAGTCCATGTAATAGAGTGCCTTACCAAAGCTGCACTTGAACAAATTGGAGGCATTGACAGGCATCGAGGAATATTTTAATGACAGCTTTATAAGAAATGTTATCCTGCAAGTCGCGATTCTTGGGGGAGACTGGGGTGGTGATGAAGATATCGTCGGCATGTTTCGATGCATGTTGGACGAGAACAACTACAGTAGTCGTTATTTGCTTACATACGCGCCCTCTGCTGTCAACATTCCAAATTGGTCGACGACAGCGTCGAGGCAATTTTGGCTCGGCCGGGAAAAGAGACAGTACTAAATGACAAGCTCTCAGTTCTGACCGCCCGGCACGAAGCCATGATGGAAAAACGAAGTAGCGACTTGAGCGAGTGGGAAGCTTTTGACCTTCTCCGGCACTACCAAGGCGAGCTAGACAAAGACTGGGTTATCGCTATCGGTCTAAGCTCTTTGAAAGAATTTTTTTTTTGCGATCTCACATGCTTCAAAATTTTCTGTAGTTACTGATGTATTTCCTGGACTGAATGTATGACCAGTAATATTAGCAAAAGTTACAGTTGCTTGGAATGAAAATTGACCAAGGCTTCCTGATGACAAAAAATCGCTGAGGCCTAAATCTCTAACAGGAACAATAACAATAATAGAACCAATACCAACATATTCAGTTCCACCTTTATTTCTTACAACGCCTCTAAATTCACTCCATGTTTGTTGGCTGCCGTTTCTGCGGCTCATTTGGTATAAATCTTCTTGATTGTAACTGGTAAGGAGCCCCGAAACGTTGTTAAATGTAATATTAAGATTAGTAATTGGAAAACATAAATGGTTAGAAAATTGTGGTTTTTGTGCGTTATATTGTGGTTTAACAACCATATAAATATAATTCGGAATTTGTCTCATACTAATTACATCAGTCATTTGTGTAAAATTTCCAAGGCTTCCAGTAAATAATTTGAAACGATTTCGTCATAAGGTAAAACATTTTTAGAGTTTAATTTGGAATATTGAGATGCATGAAGAGACATATAACTAAGTTAAGTTTTGCAGAATCAGAAATAACTAAACGATTGGTTACATCGCCTGCAGAAGATTGCCATAAGTAAGAACCACTAATATTAAATACATTTCTCATGTCATTCCATTGTAGGAGTAATTCTAAGTTATTAATTCCTAGGTAGTTGGATTTATCTTCTTTCAGAGTAGCGGTAGGAAGACCTAAAAGTGGCTCACTTACAGCTACGCTACAAACGACAGTAACAGTATTAGCTACGGCTGCCGCATCAGTATTTGAAACTGTAAATTGACCATTTCCCCCTACGGGAATTTCAGTAGTCCCTAAAAATACCCTAACGCTTAAATTTTCATTTAGTCTTCCTACAGTGTTAGAATCTTTTTCTGCACTTTCAATACCTGACATATAGCTGGATGCTCCACCTTCTACATTAGCATTGGTTACCTTACCATAATATTTATCAACAAATGAAGGGGTCATTTGACAATGTTTGCTTAAGAATTTTTGATGAAATTGTTTGAGATACACTGGTAGAATGTCTTGAGTTTGAACAGAAAGTTTAGAGTTATTTAGAGTAAGGCTAAATGATTGTAGGGCTTGGTTTAGTGGAAAAGCTGCGGGTGCAACTTTGAACGACATGACACCACCTCCAGCAATAGCTGCTATATATCGACATGATACATTACCCTGTACGTGAATATTACGATCTACAAGAGTATTTTCTGAAGGGATGTTAACATTAAATAAATTTGAGGAGCTAGAGTTAGAGTTGGGATGGTACTTTTGATAGATGACAGAGGCTAGACCATCTTTTACACCAATTGTGACACGATCAGTTATATCATTATAACGACCATCTTGAATTAGAACGGTAGATAATTCGGACATTATATATATATATTATTGAGATATTATTTAATTTTTCTAAACATTAATTTTAAACTAAAACTTCCACCTAAACCTGCTTTATCTGAATTAATTCACCATTATTTTTAAATCTATAATAAACTTTAAATATAATTTGTCTTAAACCTGCGTCAGATTGTTTCATGCTCATAAATCTATTCTGTTTTGGTTTATACATGATAACTGGTAAGGGTGAGTTGGTTAATATCTCTAAAAGTTCGTGTTCATGTCTAACCTTTCCTATTATGGTTGGTGTTCCTTCAACATATTCAATATCTGCTGATACTTCATTACTTTTTATAGGAAAATTTGGAGCAATAATAACTTAGATTCTACAGGAGACCAAGTAGATAAGGTTTCATAATCATGATAAATTAAAGTATGAGTTGTTTTAGTTGAACCTGAAGAACCATCACTCATATGTGGAAATATTTCAACCTCGTTAGCTTGTTTGAAATTGCTTAAGTTTAATTTGTATAATGTTTGGCTTGTTGTGGTTTGTGTTGTTCCATCTAATGTGTTAAAAGATTTATTTACTAATTTGAAAGGTAATGAGTTAAACAGTCTATATAATGCATGATTTAACATAATATTGACATGGCTTGAGTTTGTATCACTTAAAGTAGTTTTTGAACTATTTAAAAATAAGAGAGCTTTCTTTATCAAAAATAGAATAAGGAATTTGATATAATCCACTTGAACCAAGATTTGAAAACGCTGTAGGTAATGTTCCCTGATAGCTTGTAAGAACATCAATTAATTTTAGAAAAGTTGTCGGATTGCTTCATTTACCATTGTGGAAAAGAATTCATAATTGAATAAATTATAGTATCCGCTTTTATAATTTGCATATCGATTTAAAAAAATAGGTAGTAATATTGTTTGATCTTGTGGTTCAAAATAAATTGGAGTCGTTGCACTATATCCATCATATTCTAAAGTGACTTCATATATGGTTTCTGTTTTTTCTAAAACTGTAGGATTTGTATTACATTTAATTGTAGGTATAAAAACTGGAATTGATTTCAGGTCCATCATGCAACTTTGAACCGCTACTTATTAATCTCCTGAATTTTCAATAATAGGCACTGTTCTATCTTCCAATTGATGGATTGGTTGAGCAATCATTATTTATTTATGCTGTGTATTACAAATAATTTGACATTTATATATTATATTATAGATTTTTTTTAAATGTTGATTTACTGTAACTAAAAATGTATTAAATTCATCGTTTGTCATTTTTAAGTTTTTGGCTTTTGTCTTTATTAGTTTGGTAAATTCTTCTAAATTTAAGTCATCAGATAAAAATAAACTGAGACGAGCAATAACCCATCTCCCACACGTATTTATTCCTTCCTGTTCTTTCTGAAATTTAGTCTTATTATAAATAAATTTATCAGTTGGTTTTATGCTTCTGATTATCTTACCTA